CAGGCATTCGCCCCAAAAATACCCTGTTGAAGCTGCCGAACCTGCTGTGATGTGATGTGCGGCTTCCCCGATCTTCCTGTTACTAATTCCATAATTAATCATCTCCTTCTACTTTATATTCAAGAGAGGTCTTTCCTCCCGCTACCCGGTAAATCTTTTTTGCAATCGGCTTTGCCGCATACATCCCAGTGTCGTAATCACGCCCGCCGATAATATCCCCAATCTCAACATTCATTTTTAACTGCTCAACATTCATTTCAAAAATAGTTCTGTTCATAAGCTTCGCCAGCTTTTCTCTTCCTTTTTCTTCCAGCTCATCACGCTCTGCTGACGTATTTTCATATACTCCACAAACTTCCCTGATTCCTGTATAAAACAAATCTCTGCCAATACTGCCGTCCATACAGATCAATCACCTGCCGATCCTGCAATTCACCTTTTCCAAGACAAATCAAATGATTGATCCCGTTTTTATTTTCATCAAATGTAAAGTTCAGCCGGCTGTCCTGTGACAGTTCAATTTTTTCCGAGTAGTCCTCAATCGGTACTGCCGACAATTCCACGTATCCGGGTTGCCCTCTCTCCTGCTGTACATACCGTATCTGTAACCGATGCCCGACACTTTTTAACATCTTTGTAAGACCTGCCAGTAAAGTACAGTACCTATCAAATTGATAATCAGTTACAAATATTCCCGTATCGCTTCGAGATACAACAAAATAATCACCGAAACAGTCTGTGATCAGACCATCTAACACTGTATTCAGTTCACCGGATACTTTCTTATAATCCTGCCCGCCGGGTGGACGAATGATTTTCTTTTCCAACATTCCTCTCCACGTCCTGCCAAATAAAGATATTGTGCTGTCTGTCGTGTTTATCTTCTTCCTCCCGATAATACCGCCAAACTCTGTATCATTGATGTAAAACACATTCCCATACTTATATCGGTCATCCCACTGATCGCGCCGAATCTTGATTTCATAGTCGTTTTCATCCGATCCAATCGCCATATCAATTTCCGCTCCCATCACTGGACGGATATCCCGGAAATTCTGATCCGCAAGGATCAACTGCCTTTCGTCTTGCATTTCGGCTCGCTCCTTTCGCAGTATAATTTAAGATCGAAGCCGAAACTTCCTGGCCAAACAACACGGATATTTCCCGGCGCAATCAGATCGAATACTGACTGTTGCTTTGCTCGGGAATCATAAATATCCTGTCGGACTCCATCCGACCTATATTTAACAATCGTATTATTCCGGCTATTGATCTGCATGTAATCATTCTCGTCCAGAGATGTATAAACTTGATACGGATGTCCATTAATTAAGATCATCGGATCTGTCACAGGCCCGAAAACCGTCAGAAGAAATTCGCAGGGGGCAAAATGATCTACTGTCCAAATCAAATCACTGCCATATGGCATTGTGTAATCATAGTTAAAATCATACTCATAATCTAAATGCCCCTCTGGATCATCCCCCGATATAATCTGCTGGAAAGATCTTGATACCTCGTGAATCCAAAACGGATGATCCGTCACAACGGTAAGATTTTTAACCTGTATCGGAACACCCATAAACGCATCCGTTTTTATATCGCCGGATATATAGCAGGACAAATACTGATCTCCAATATACAGCCGCCCCGGTTTGTGGTTTATGATGTCTTTTACAACGATGCTGTGGAAATTATTCAGGATGTCCGCAAATTCCTCATCTGAATCCGCGGTTACAGTAACCGTAATGGGATATGTGGCCATTTCTCTTGTAAATGACGTTATTTTCCCATTATCTGTATCTGCATCCCATGAATAGTTGAATAACTCTTGATACTTCAGAATCACATTTTCAGAGTCGAGGAGAATCTTTTCGTTTAAATGATTAATGTAATACACATCCATTTACAGAATCCCCCTTTCTCGCAAATGCTCATCCATAATTCTGCCGAGTTCCCTGCTG